TTAACTTATTAGCGTTAGATGCTAATGATAAAGTTAATGCAGTTAGATTTTCAACTGCTTCTACTCTTGATACATCACAAAAGAATGCAGGTGCTGATTATGAGTTATCAAAATTTTATAACAGAGATAAATTTTGGTTTCCATCAACAGACGACTTTTTAACAAACGTCGGCGCAAATACTGATGCATTACAGCCAACTACTGTAAATGACTTTTTAGATATTGTAAACTTAGGTCAAAATCCTATATCTGTTATTGCTAAAAAATCTGCATTAACAAATGTTTTACCTTTCCAAGTAACAGTTGAAGAATGGTACGGTGCTGCTAATGTTCCTGGATTTTTAAATAAAGATAGTTTAATATCTGACTTCTTTGTAGATATTTTTGTAATTGAAGGAAACTTTGGTGGAGACTTCGGTACAACTACTCCTTATTCTAGATTTAATGCGGATCCTACTTTCCAAAAGTATTTTGATCCAACGCAAGGTATAAAGAGAAGAAAGTTCCAATCTGACTCAACTGATACATTATTACAAGAATTCTTTAATGAAACAGAAGTAACTTTACAAGCTACTTATACTGCATGTTTAATTCCTGATTTTGTAGACTTATTAGGTAATAACCTTTTCGTTGAAAAACTTGTTAATGCTGATACGGCATCAACTGGATTATTTGTTACTGTAAATGAAGATTTATTTGACGGTGATACTTTAATTGATGGTGTACAAGGCGGTATTGATATGATAGGACATAACATTGAGTATATTCAAGCTAATTCAATCCAAGATGATATAAACATGTTATCATATAGTGGATCAATTGTTTCTGATTTAAATTATTGTAGAACACTTGACACAGGAACTGTAGTAACAAACTCATCAAGTATAATTACAAAATCTATTCCAACTGGAAGTACAGATATACAATTACAAATTGTTAATGCTAATGATCCTAAAGATGCTTTATGGAATGCTTTTGATAGTATGAGTGCTAATACTGCAAATTTATATTAAGCCAAGATGGTACAAAATACATCCCAGTTATATCTAAACAAACAGTAGGTGATACTATAACTATATTATTATCTGGTGATGGTGCTGATTTAGCTGACTTTAGTACAGCAGCAGATGCAAGCTATAATTATATTAATGAAGCTGACTTTGATTTTGTAGCTGATGAATTTAGTCCAATTAATGGAACTCCTGCTGGAATCATTGGTTCTTATGGATCAACATTACAAACTCAATTTGCAAACGGTACACTAACTGATGGTGATGAAGCTGTTTATGTATTAGGTGGAATTGAATATACATCTTATTTAGTAATGAATGCTATAGAATATGGATGGATTCACACTGCTCCAACACAAAGAGTAGCAATTTCTGATCCAGCTTATTCTATACCAGCAGTAAGAATTACACCTTACCAAGAAGATGGTTATATTAACTTAACTCCTCATCAAGAGTTTACATTAAACGGTGCAGGTTTCTTCTTAAAATCTGATGGTAGTACATTAGCTGCTGCTAATTGTTTAAATGTACAAACTTTAAAAGGTGCACTTAACTTAACTATTGATATTTTAGGTGATTCAATTAATGAGCCAACATTAAAACCAAATGAAATTTTAATTGCATCAACTTCACCAGAGGCTGCTGATGTTATAGTAGGAAACTATTTGGTACATGATGAAGGTACTTTAACAGGGCACTCAAGATTAACTAGAATTAATTCTGTAGTTGGTGGAGTAACATCATCTCAGTATTCTGTTATTCCTGCAAACACTACTGCATTATTGGTAACATGCCAATCTGAAGTTAGTGTAGATACTGTAGGTGCTGATAAAAAAGTAGAATTATATTATCCAATTGACAGATGGATTGATTATTTAAATATCTTTGAATTACCAGGATTTAAACTAATTGCAACTAAACATGTACCTGATGGTTCAGAATCTAGACAAAATCAATGTTTAAGTCCAATCTTAGGAGGTACTAATTTATTTAAAGCATTAACTGATAGAGAAACTATTAACTTTAGATACTTGGTAGATACATTTGGTAATGGTATTGAAGCAAATTCAAAATCAATTTATACAAGTTTATGTATGGAAAGAAAAAATGCGTTTGCCTTAATTAATGCCCCATCGGCTAAGGACTTTAAGAAAAGTACAGATCCTAGCTTTACAGATTTACTTGGTGGTGTTTCATCTAAGTTTATATCTGAAGGTGGAGATCTTGCATTAAATCCAACAGTTAGATATTCATTACCTTCTGCAACTAGCGGTGGTTCTTGGGGTGGATTCTTCTATCCTTATATTACTGTTAGGGATTTAGGAAAGAACATTAATGTTCCTCCAGCTGCAAATGTATCTAATAACTTTATTCTGAAATATGAAAACGCATTACCTTGGTCAATCGTGGCAGGTGTAAGACGTGGAGTAATAGGTGGAAATGGAGTTGTAGGTTTAGAAATTAACCTAGATAAAGATGATCGTTATTACTTGGAGCCATTCGGATTAAATCCGATCATATTCCAAAGTGGAACTGGTCCAACTATCTTTGCAAATAAAACTGCACAGCAAGTACCGAAATCTGCTTTAAGTTCAATTAATGTTAGAGAAGTTGTTATTTACATCCAAGATGGTATAGAAGCAATATTGAAAAACTACCTATTTGAATTTAATACAGCTCAGACAAGGTTAGAAATTAAAACATTAGCTGATAACTTCTTAGCAACTGTTCAAAATGATGATGGTGTTTATGATTATAGAAATATAATGGATGAAACAAATAACACACCAGAAGTTATTGATCAAAATGTAGGTATCCTAGATACATATATTGAACCAGTAAGAGGAATGGAAATTCTTGTACAAAGAACTACAATTTTAAGAACTGGAGCAATTAGTACAGGAAACTTCCAATAAGAAGAAACTAAAGACGAATATATAAAAAAACAAATAAAATATGCCACTACCACATTATACCCAATCAAGGGCCAGTAGCCAAAGGTACGAACCTATTCAGCCTAACCTATTTGAGGTGACAGTATTTTCACCATTAGGGGATGATACGGGTTTAATCTTAGAGCAAGTAAATTCAATAGGAGGATTAAATAATTTAAATCCAGCAATTGAGCCAGTAAATCAGAAATATAAGTTCGCTGATAGATCTTATGCAGGTATGCCGGCTTCAACTATGGTTGATTTAACTCTTAACTTTAGTCTTAACTTGAATGAAGCAAATGAAAACTACATTTATAATACATTCCGTAATTGGAATAATTTAATCTATGATCCGCTAACAGGTGAAATGGGATTGAAAAAGGATTATGTAGGAAGTATGATTGTTGTTCAATACAACAGAGCAGGTGATATCTTTAGAAAGATTACATTTAAAGATGTATTCCCAACAGGACAACCTGATTTTATTGATGAATTAAATTATACTACACAGGAAGCTGCTCAGCTAACAATGACTTACAAATGTGATCATTGGGTTGAGGAAAATGTAGGAGCATAAAACAATAATTAATTTAAAAACTGGGATTGTATAAAACTTTCCCAGTTTTTTTGCCTTCACTCTAATATATAATATAAAATATATAATATAGAAATGATAATCTATAAATTACAACAGGAAAAAACAAGAAAAGTTTATGTAGGATATTCTGTAAATGATAATCCTAATAATTATGGTACAGGTAAGTACATTAAAAGAGCAGTTAAAGATTTTGGAACTAAAGCTTTCAATAGAGAAGTTTTAGAAGAATTTGATAATGATGAATCTTTAGGTGATGTTTTAAAAAGAGTAGAATATTGGATTAATAAATTTAAATCCGATAATCCTAAATATGGTTTTAATGAAACTGTACAAGAATTAGTTCCTCAAAAGAAAAGACTTACAAAAAAATTACAAGTCCTAATTACACCTGAGGATGAAGAAAGCTTAAATTCAATAATTATACAAAAATCAATGGAAAGGTCAACTAAACCAGTTGCAATATCTAGGTATGTTAGACAATTAATTATAGAACATATCGTTAGTGAAACTAAACCAGAAAAACAATTAATAAAAAACAATTAAGAAATGTCAAACGAGCACGAAGAAAATATTAAAAAAGAATTTGCAGCAGCTGAAGGGGTACCTGTTGATGCAATAGAAACAACTGAAGCTACTGAACAACCTAAAGAAGTCATTTCTGAATTAGGAAAGGTAGATGTTAATAGGCAAATGGGAAAAGTTACTTCTGATGATCCAGAAATTCAGAGATTAAATTCATTAGCAGGTTATACTAAATTAGATTTATCTACATTCCCATCGGGTGGTAGATTTTATAGAGATGATTTTGAAATTCAAATTAGGCCAGCAAAGGTTGCTGAAATTAGAGCTTTTTCAACTATTGATGAAAATAATTTAAAAGAAGTAGATGAAGGTTTAAATAACTTGGTTATGTCATGTACCAAAGTTATGTATGGTTCTCAACGAGGATCTTATAAAGATATCTTAGAAGAAGATAGAATTTATTTAATTTTATCAATTAGAGAATTAACATTTAAGGTAGGTGAACAGGTACTTAAAATGCCAGTAGGTAAAAAGGCATGTAAACAAACTGCATGTAAAGCACAAGAAAGTGTTGAATTAAGAACTGAGAATTTACAATTTAATTCTATAGGCGATCATATTGAAAAATATTATGATCACAACGAAAAATGTTATACCGTTC